AAGCCGCCGCAATACTCCCGAAGTTCTGAATTAATCAAAATACAAGTTCTCCTCTCGTAAACGCGACTTTTCCCATTCTAAAGACAACGCCGACTATTGTTATAAAAAGCGCCACAATACCTATATCAGAAAGCATAGGCGTTAATGTTTCAATTATTAGATTGCTCATATATTGAGTTTACCCCCTTTGCCGAATTTTTCCATAATTTAGTATATCGTTTCATCTTAGCATATGTATCATACTCGCTATAATACTTAGGATCATGCAGCCATATAGAACGAGCCTTAATATTTGCAGCCATTTTCCCGTCTTTTTCAACGATATCTTCCCCCAATACCATTTTATTTACTTGAAGAACACTAAAATAGTTCTTGCATATTACAAGATTAGCGATCTGTTCCCGAAGCGGTTTAGCAAGCCGCATTGCTACTTGCGAAGTACCTACGATATGTATTTTCTGCTTTCTCTGTTGGGATATTTCCGTCATAATCTCAATAGGAATATTCTTACTTTCAAGACTATTCATCTCCAAATGAAACTCATCTATTAAATAGATAACGCCATATTTGCCATTATGAAGTTTAGTAAGCATATCTAATCCCTCATACTGCAAAACCGGCTTTTTAAAGTCTTTATCGCCGTAATACAAGCCAATATAATCTTGACCGCAATAGCGATCATCTGAAATATAACGAATATCGCCATTATCCGCCATATAAGCGTTAAACGGATAAGTAGTTAAAGCAACATTAGTAACAAGAATAGCCCGTGGGCAGAACTCAAAAAGACGCTCTACATACTGCACAGCAGAAAGCGTCTTTCCACTGCCTTGTGGACCACAAAAAACGCACGCACCGAATGTATTCAAATGTGTCAAAGATTCTTTTTTAAAAGACAAACGCCATTTAATAAACGGTATCAAACGAGATAGACCAAATGGCATAGAAAAAGAAAACTTATCCATAAAAAATAGGGGGCTATAAGCCCCCTACCCCCTTTCAAATTAAACGCTAACTTTTCCCTTTTTGGTTGCGCCGGTAATCTTACGTGTAACGTAACGAGCGCCGAACCAGAACAGAGCAAGAACAACGCAAGCACCAAGGCAAATACCTATGATCTGAACTACCGTAGTTACGTTCATAGTACCAGTGAGAGTCGTCCAGAGTTGCTGAACGCCGGAAACAACATCAGAGGCACTACCAGCACTCGGCTCAGCCGCCATAGCAGGAACGGCACCAAGAACAGCGGTAGACGTACCAGCGAAAACAGCGGCTATCTGCGCTTTCTTCTCTTTAAGGAAATTTTTAAATTTTTCCAACAAGGTTGTTAACTCCTTTCTTACAAGATTTCTATGGAACTTACGGTAAATTTTGACTTACCGTCAAACATAGACAAACTACAGATTATCCTTGCGTATTTAGCAAGGTTTTCGCGGCAAAGATCAACTAAATTATTGTCTTTTAAAGAAAGACTAATAAGCCGTCCGTGATCATAAGCCAAGAGCTTATTATATGCTACGTTGTTATATGAACCTTGTTTCACATCGCATATAAGCGCCTTATCAATAGTAGCAGTCATTCACTCTACCTCCTTTCCTGCATGCGTCTATATATCTCCGCGTTATGTTCGCCAACTATATCTGTAAAAATACTATAGAACCGGCGGTAAACGCTTGTATAGCCTTGTTTAAGTACATAATCCCATAAATTCGCATAAGAGATAATACCCACATAGGAATTTATATATTTAGTAATTTCTGATAGTTTAGTATCATCTGTAGTATCGTCTATCAGTTTTAAAACTTCGCTTTTGAGCGTTCCTACAAGATCTGTTGGATCATACTGGTATTTATCGGGGTTTCCGTAGTGCAAAAGATACTTTGCAGAACCTTTGAAAGACTTTGTTATCTCTATAAAGCGTTCATCTATCGCAAATTCAACCGATACACCGCTTATATACCGTGGATTTTTAAACTTCACAACAAAATGGTAATGTTCTTTTTTAAATTCGCCTTTATGCTCTCCGTCCTCGAATACGTCCATATTATGCAATATGCCGCAGGCTTGATATTCGCCGTTCGGATTGCTTAAAAGATCAATTACTTCTTTGTGTTCGGGATTGTCCGGGTAAAGAAGTATATTAAATATTCGTCCTTTATCAACTTTACCCATAACAATCACCAACATTAGAATTTCTAATATTATTATATAAGAATTTCTAATAAAAGTCAATATTAAATTTTCTAATATTTATAATAAAAAAGAGGTGATAAAATGAAATACAAAAGAATAAAAGAATTAAGAGAAGATAACGATTTAAAACAAGCAGATATTGCAAAAATACTAAACATGACACAATCAAACTACAGTTTTTTAGAAAACGGAATTGCAGAATTAAAAGCAAATGAACTAAAAAAACTATGCCTATACTATAATATAAGTGCAGATTACATATTAGAATTACCCGACAATTTGGAACATGGAACAAAACTTTAGCGCTTAGTTGTGCCAAAGTGCCCCGCATAACCACGCGGGTTTAAAGGCTCTTGGAACATGGAACAAGAATTGCGTAAAGTCGTAGTGTACGCAATTCTTATTTGTAGCCGAAAAACTCTACAAACGAACCCCGGGCAATCCCTCAAGGGTTAAATAACCCGTGCCCCGCCCCTTTTCGAAAGGGGCTACCCTGCCAATACAGAAAAAAAGGACTTACCTATAGTAAGTCCTTAAAATTATTACATTCCATTAATTTTGTATAATTGTAGCAAGTTTTTTTATTATTGTCAATAGCGAACATAAGCTATTACCTATTCGAATTTTAAGAAAAAAGGCAGTTCAAACAAGAACTGCCTTTTAGGTATATTTTTTATTATTATTCTGTGATTGCGTTAAAAGCCTCTCTCACAGAACGCACAGGAACAATATCTGCGGATACTTTTACATTTTTCGATAATCCTTTGTAATTATGAAACGGAATAATACATTTATCAAATCCGAGACGAACGGATTCAGAGATTCTTTGTTCGCAGTTATTTACCGCACGGATTTCCCCTGCCAGCCCAATTTCTCCAAAAGCGATGATATCATCTTTTACCACAATATCTTTCAGAGAGGAAACAAGAGCCATGGCAACTGTCAGATCAGCTGCCGGTTCGTCGAGTCTTAGGCCGCCTATAACATTGATATACGTATCCATGGAATTAAAATAGTAACCGGCTCTTTTTTCCAACACGGCAAGAATCATTGCCATTCTGTTGTAATCAAAACCTGTGCTCATTCTGCGCGGTGTGCCGAATCCTGTTGCAGTGACCAGCCCCTGTACTTCTGCCAAGATTGGTCTGGATCCTTCCATAACACATGCTACACAAGTGCCGCTGACATTTTTTGGTCTGCCGGAAAGCATTAATAAAGACGGATTTTCTACTTCCTGCAATCCGTTTTGCTTCATTTCGAACACACCGATTTCATTTGTTGAGCCAAAGCGGTTTTTTACACCTCGTAATATTCTGTAAGAATAATTGCGCTCACCCTCAAAATAAAGAACTGTGTCAACAATATGTTCAAGAACTTTCGGTCCTGCTATTGCGCCATCTTTATTTACATGACCTACTACCAAAATAGGAATTTCAAGCGATTTCGCAAGATGCATTAGAATATTTGTGCATTCGCGTACCTGTGTAATGGAGCCGGCTGTTGAGGAGATTTCATCATATACCATTGTTTGAATAGAATCTATTATAACAACATCGGGTTTGCTTGTTTTTATGGTTTCAACTATTACCCCAATATCCGTTTCAGCCAAAATACCTAAATTTTCTGTTGTAACGCCAAGTCTGCCAGCGCGCAGTTTTATTTGGCTTGCGGATTCTTCTCCGCTTACATACAACACGTTTCTTGATTTTCCGAGATGTTCGCAGATCTGAAGAAGTATTGTGGATTTGCCGATTCCGGGATCTCCGCTGATTAAAACCAAACTGCCCTCCACTATGCCGCCGCCGAGCACTCTGTCAAATTCTGAAACGCCTGTAGAGATCCTACGTTCAATATCACCACTGATCTCGTTAAGACGCATGACTTTTGCGGCATATGCGCCGCTGTTTCTTTTTGCTTTCGAGGAACCGGCGGAAACACTGACTACCTGTTCATTCATCGTATTCCACTCGCCGCAACCGGGGCATTTTCCGTACCATTTGGCACTTTCATACCCGCATTCGGAACATATGTATAAGGATTTAGATTTTGCCATTTTTTCTGCCTTTCCTTTTACTTTTGAATCAAATTAATATTCGCCTTCATTTAAATACTGCGTAATGCCAAGCGTTATGGTACACGCAAGGCGTTTTCTGTAAGCTGACGATTCCAGATTTGAAACTTCCTGCGGATTGCTCATAAAACCGCATTCCACCATAACGGACGGCACACTCGCTTTATATAAAATATAGTAACTGTCGTCAGACTGTTTGTTGCTTCGGGTATTATCGGGCTGAATAAACATTTTTGTGTTGTTTAGAATATTGTCCGCGAGTTTTTTGCTTGACGGAACATTTGCCGTATACCAAACCTGCATGCCCCACTCACCGGAATCCGAAAAATGATTTTGATGAATGGAAACAAGAACTGCATTCTCTATGCTGTTTACGTAATCGAGCCTGTTGTAAAGATCGGAACGGCTTCTGTCTTCCCCGTTCGGGTAAAATTCTGTGTCATCCTCCCGGATCAGTTTACAATCTATACCGCAGATATTCAAGAAATCATACAGAACAAGCGCGATAGCAAGATTTATATCTTTTTCCGCAGTACCGTCTGCAGAAGAAGTGCCGGCGTCTACCCCGCCGTGCCCGGCATCAATTACAATGCATCTCTGCCCTGTTTTCATTTCAGAATTCACAGCCTTTTTATCAGATAGAAAGCTGTTCAAACAAAAGCAGGATACAAATGTAAAGATCAAGACCAGAAAAATCATCAGTGATTTTTTCATATTACCACCAATAATTTCTATGCATCATTATATATGAAATGACAATAACTTTCAATAAATTATTGCAAAAAACGGCCGGTGCGGCTATAATTTAGTAAAACAGATTGAATGGTGGTCTTGAATATGAAAATCGTGAATCTTGACGGATATACAACCAATCCCGGAGATCTGAGTTGGGATTTTTTAAAAAAATATACGGATGATGTTACTGTATATAACAGAACATCGGAGGATGACGTTGTTGCACGGGCAAAAGGGGCCGATATCCTCATCATTAATAAAACCGTGCTCACCTGTGATATTCTTCAAAAGCTTTCGCCTGAACTGAGATACATTGGCTTGCAGTCCACAGGGTATAATGTTGTTGATCTAAAAACTGCCACACAACTTGGAATAACCGTTTGCAATATTCCGTCTTATTCCACCAATGCGGTAGCACAGCAGGTGTTTGCGTTTATTCTGCATTTTACAAACCAGGTGGAATTACATTCTGAATCGGTGCACAACGGGGATTGGTGCAAATGCCCTGATTTTTGTTACACCCTCTCCCCTCTTGCTGAACTCAGCGGAAAAACGATTGGCATAATTGGGTTTGGTTCAATCGGAAAACGTGTTGCTCAAATAGCGGAGTCATTTGATATGCAGATACTGATACACTCTCGTTCTCACAAAGATCTCCGTGGTTTAAAAAATGCCCGTCAGGTTAAAAAAGATGAGTTATTTTCCGTTTCTGATTTTATAACCTGCCACTGCCCTCTGACATCGGAGACCGAAAATCTGATTAACGCGGATTCACTTTCCAAAATGAAAAGCAGCGCTGTTCTGATCAACACTTCAAGAGGACCTGTTGTAGATGAAAATGCACTTGCAAATGCACTAAATACCGGAAAGATTGCAGGCGCGGCGCTTGATGTGCTCAAAAAAGAGCCCGCGGATTCTGAGAATCCTTTACTGAATGCAAAAAACTGCATAATCACGCCGCATATAGCATGGGCGGCAAAGGAAACCAGGGCAAGATTGCTTTCCATACTGGATAGAAATATAGAATGCTATCTTGCCGGAAAACCACAAAATAAAGTGAATTGAATATTGACAATGCATCGGATTTAATGTATTATATTTTGTGTTCGCTGGTGTGGCGAAATCGGCAGACGCAAGGGACTTAAAATCCCTCGGTAGCAATACCGTACCGGTTCAAGTCCGGTCACCAGCACCAAGGAGGCAGGCTTTGCGCCTGCCTTTTTATTTTGCCTTTTTTAAGTTTTCGGCTTTGTTATGCGGAATTTTTAAAACGGCCTTGTTATAACTTGCTCTGTTCGTGCTCTTTCGTGCAGCGTTCATTGCTCCCCGCGTTGCTCCCCAATTTCGTGAAAGAATAAAAAAAGCCCCCAGCTCTTATGAGCCGGGGGTTTTTTTAACTCCGCTGGGACACATCGTTGAGAGGTGCGTAGAGTCAAATCCTTATTTAATGTACGTATCGCCGTCATAATAGGCCGCTACCCAGCCGGAGGGGATCTGCAGCCAGGTATCGCCGCTTACGGTCTTGACTGCCTTGGCGGTAACTTTCGTGCCTTTCTTCAGTACTGCGCCGCCGCTCTTTGCAGTGGCGTTTTTCTTTCCGTCCGCTGTGAGCTGGGAAACAGATTTCTGTGCATAGTTCGTGCCGGCACCGGTTCTGACTTTCACGTTGGTCTGGAGCGTGTACGTGCTGCCTACCTTGTATGCAGGTGCGCCGATAACTTTGCTCTGGTCTTTCGGACGGAGTACGCCGTATACGTTATCGTAGCCGTGCTTAACCTTATGCATTGCTTTGCCGTTCCAGTTCTGATCGTAGGAATAGAATTCGGACGTGTCGCCCTCGCCGGTGCAGATCGCCACGTGACCGCAGCCGTTGCCCTGATTGCCGTCCCACACCATGATATCACCCTTTTGCGGAACGAATGAGGCGGTGTTTTTGATCTTCGTGAAATTCTTAGTCAGCTCGGAATGCTTGCTGAAATTCAGCCAGTAATACTTTGCGTTGCCCCAAGAACCCGGTTTGATGCCGAACACCTTGTTCAGGTATGCTTTAATCAGATCTACGCACTGCGCGCCGTATGCGCCGTCATAGTCCGTTGCTTTTCCATTATATGATTTTATGAATTCATTATAATTCATTTTTTAAACCTCCGGTAAGTCAATATTTTCGATTTCAGCACGAATTTTAAGTGTTCTAATGTAATTCCCCATAAACTTTTTTTGTTCTTTGAGAAGTTCAAGAGAACATTTTGGAGTAAAATCAAGCGTTCCAGCTTCGTATTTAACTGTCAATTTGTCAAGTTTATCATATCTGATTTTAACCTGCACATATTCAGCAATAAAACGCTGTTTATAGTCGTTACTATTCATTAACTGAATTGTATCTTTTATTTCCATAAATTTGACCTCTGCTTTTTCTGTTGCTGACGTTTTTTTCAGCAGCTTTCAATTCCGGCAGGCTGATTACAGAAGTAAGCAGTGAAAGCACGCCTGAAAGCACCGCTGCGGAAGCCACCATTTTCCAGTTTACCTGACCGAGTGTCATTGCAGTTGTGCCTATACCTGCAACAGCAGATTGTGCCATTGTCCTCACAGCTCTAAGACCTGCTGCCTTGAACCAAGGTAGAAATTTGTTCTTAAACCAATCTTTCATAAATTATCACTCCTTATTGTTTTTATTTTCGAGGGCATAAATTCTGCTCTCGTGATTGATTAAGCTTTTTTGATGTTCACCAAGCGTATCAAAAATGAGCCTATGTTTATCAGCAGACTTGCTTTTGAAATCGCTAAGTTCGTCCTCATCCTTGTCCATTCTGTAAACAAGATGATTGATTCTTTCGCTGAGTTGCGTCATTGCCTTTGTGTTTTTGGAAAGCGGCACAGCAACAGTGCCCACAAGCCCCACTATGGCAATTATTACGGTTACGACAGTCCATTCACTCACATAAATCACACTCCATCTGTAACCGCCTCCGTTTCTAAGTCCTTTACCCGCCAATCGCAAACAATCTGTGTGTCTGTTTCGCTGTAGACCGGCACAAGAAACTGCGTTTCCGGGTCGTAGTCCGGTGCGGGGCTTTCTACATAGTCCTTGTACCCCGCATAATCTTTGAGCAGTTGCTCTGGTGGGTTTGTAAAGGTGATCTTGTCCGGCGGCGTTACAAGCACACCGTCTGTTAACTTTGCTATCATTTACGCGCCTCCTTAAAGTTTATAGCGTTTTTGTCATATTCATAATTTGATTTGACTTCCTGATCCGCCAGCGATTTGGAACAATATCGAAGAGTGGCATACGAAGATACCGCGAAAATCCAAGCAAACTGTGTCTTCTAAACATCTTGACCTCCAATCAATGGTTCTGAATTAACGGCGCTATATAAGGCTTTACGGCTCACAAGATCGAAAAGGCAAGCGTTATTTTGCGAATCGATACATGGGATTAAGTCCTGCCTCATGACCCCTTGATTTATAACTTGAAAAGAAAAGATTTCTATAGGCGAAGCATAATTCAGATCTCCGTTTCGATTTTTTCCACCAAGAAAAATCGGTATGCTTAATTCAATATTCGGTGTATCGTTCCTATAGATATGATTATCAACAGCGCATTCATTTCTTGATAACTGAATTTTAAAACGGTGACCAATGACGGATGCGTTCGTCATGTTTGAAATTCTTTCAACTGGGTTTTGGCCAAAATAAAAGTCAAGCACTGAGGGTGTACCATTTCCATCGGGGAGCCAACTTGCGCCTATTCCTGTAGCGTATGCTTTTTCTGATCCGAAAATTCCGTACGTGTCTTTTGGGGATGAAGTCCTTTTAGTATATATAGTGAAATCAATGAATACTACATCTGTGTTAATTGGAATCATTTTACTGTTTACATAATTTTCTCCATTCGTTTTCACAGATAATATTCTTTTGAAACCGTATGGAAGTTCAGAAATTAACAAACTTCTTCTCCTGTTCATCAGAACGCCCCCACTCTTGCTATGATTCGATTAAAACCAAGGTTTTTGATGTTGATCTCGTATCCCGTGTTTGCAATGGGGATAAAGTCTCCCGCAGCATCGCAGTCATCACCGATGAATTTAACAACGTCTGCCGGATAAGAAAGCACGGTTGCGGCCTCTCCGCTTTCAAATACAAGCGAGCATTCATAATCCTCCGGGATGGATTCCGGCAAAGCCAGATTCAGACTTGCAGTCGCCTGCAATCGGTACTCGCTGTTGTTTTCAAGGGTGATACTTGAACCGCTCGGCGTAGATATTGCCGGCACTGCTTTTTTCTGCGCCAGCGCTGCGGTAACCACCTTGTTCTGAACGGCAAACGTGCTGGAATCATTTAAAGCGGCATCCGCCGGTTTTGAAATCAGATTATATAATCCGGTTTCCATATCCTGATCAAGCACGGTTACGATATCCCCGGGATCGCAGTTCTGGATCGCTCCAGCAAAGTGGCTAATGATCTGTAGCAACTGAACTACCGCTTGTAACGTTTCAAACGTTAAATCTACGGTTTGCGTATTGCCCTGCACCGGTTTAAACGCAATCCGAAACGAATCATCAAGCACCGTGATGAACGTTCCGCCCGCGCCCGGATTGCCGGCATCCGCGGTAGAGCCGAGCAGGATCAGGGCATTTGATCCGACATAAAAGGGCTGTTGATAGGTTATGCCGGATTGAATGGTTTGCTCTTCGGAAAGCACCTGCACCCAACCCTGATTTTTGCAGTGGTAAACGCCTGAAATGGAATTGATCACATACGGCTGCGTTTGAGATGCACCCGGTTCGATCTCTGTGATACTGCTGTTTCCCGGATCGCCTTTTTCACCCTTTTCCCCTTTGGGGAGCACAAAATCCAGCACAGCGGCGTTCTGCGTTCCGCTGTTCGTAACGGCTGCATCAGTGCCGGGTTCTCCGGTTGTAACAGTTCCAACGGTTACGGTAGCCGCTGCGCCGTCCTTTCCGGGTGCACCGCTTGCGCCTGCCGGGCCTTGCGGGCCTTGCGGTCCCGGCTCGCCCTGCGGTCCTGCCGGTCCCGGAGAACCGTCCTTGCCGTTGAACGCACCACTTTCCGCCTGCTCCCTGATCTCTTCCGCCGTCTGCTGCGCATCTTCGGCGGCGATAGTGGCTTCTGTGGCAGCAGTTCTTGCTGATGCCGCTGCCTCCTCCGCCTGTGATACTTTTTCAGCGTTCTCTTTGACATATTCTGCATAGTCTTTGATCTGCGTGATTTCCCCGATTGGCGGAACGTCTGACGGAATTTGCCTTTGAATCAAATGAAAAACTATCGTTTTTATCGTCGTTCCGCTTTCCGGCGTTTCGATATAGATCCATGCTTTAAAGGTCTCTACCTGCTGCTGCAAACACTCATCCGGTACTGATACAAAACCATAGGCCTCTTCACCGTCTTTTTTTTCACTTCCGATCACGACAAGCGCCTTGTCCGTTCCGTTTGAAAAGTGGACTTCAAAGGATTCCGGAAGATCCGGGATGCCTTTGATCTTCAACTCCTGACCGTAATCGTATTGATAAGCCTGAACCTGTGCGGTACATTGATTTGTAAAATCTGCAACTAACATAAAATCACCATCCAAACACAGCAACTAAAACCATTCTGCCGTTTTGATAACCCGATCCCGATTGCGTATTATAAGAAGCACCCGTTATAAACTCATCATATACCTGAAGTTGTTTTGAACAGACGAAATTTCCTGATGCCGGTTTGATCGTGAATGAATAGGAGTTTTTTTCTTCAATATCATCTTTCAAAACATCCTGATAAGAATATAGACCATAAGCGGCGTCTGTATCATTCTGAGAAATACCGAATTTCAATTTAATTCCGTGTTCTTGGTCTGATACCTTTTCGTTTAGGTTGATTCGACTTCCGTCACCCATGCGTTCTTTTTCAGTTGAGTCTTCCCATAGAAGTTTAAACGCGGTATTATCTTTTTCTTGAAATGTGTAGCCAGGAATTTCTTTCCCGATCGTTCTCATGGAGTTTTTGTCAAAATAGTTTTGAGGCAATGATCCCAACTTAATACTGGTTGCCGTTTCTTTTAAACAATCCCAGTTAATAGAAGTGATCTGAGCAGTTTTCTGTTCGCCGGTCATAGGATCAATATAAATCGCTGTATCGCCGAGCGATACTTTTTCCTTATAATTCAACCGGCTGTATTCTTCCGTTCCGGACAGCATTTGAACTTCGATATCAATTTCTTCGTGGATTTCGTCTAAATCGTTTCCGCTTGATGCCTCTTGTATACCGTAAGCATCGACTAATGCAGCCAATCCGAGATCTCTGCCCTGCGGTGTGGCGTTTCCAAGATTATAATCATCAAATTTAATGATTTTAGCATAAATCGGAAGATTATTTTGATTTCCCAAATCAGCATAATACGGCGCTTTTGAAAACGCATAGCCGTCTCCGCTGACCGGAAAAATACGATTTATAACATTTTCAATAGATAATGATTTTTTAAAACTTGTTATGTTTTTTCCTTTTTGAAAAACGATTCCGCTGCTGACTCCGGCGCTTTTGTTTGCGTA